CTTAAAAAACTGATGAGATTATACATCGATTTAGATGCAGGTTATAAGAATTTGTTATAAAAAATAATAAGCAAGCCTCGTAAAAGGATTTGTTTTATTTTTTCGTTCCGAAAAAGTCAATATTATTGTTCTTTTTTCTCTTTTAAAATCAAAGATATTTAAAATTATTTCGGAACATATTTATAACATAAATGGATGATTGTTACAGGGTTAAGTGCGGCCATAACAACCGCACTTTTTTACTAGACCTGAGGGTATGCCGAGATTACAAAATCTTTTGCCGTACTCGGATCGATTTCACCGCTTTCCAGTTTTGCTTTTTACTGCTCTACTTTTCCACCAGCAAACATATATGGGTTTACATAGCCTATATATGTTTCAGGACTAAAATCTTCAGGTTGTGCCTTAACTAACTCACCTAAAGCCCATTCATAAGGGATTTTTTCCCACCCTGGCACAGCTTGGATGGTGAAAGTATTTACAGATAAGGATTCTTTCCCTTCATCCTTTTTGGCTTTTGATACATACGATGCAATAGTGACAAAAGTGCTATTATTGACATAGTCAACTTGCAAGCCTGTGACTGCATGATGTTCTGACATGGCGCCAGTACGAATATCTTCGATTTGTTTTGAGATGTATTTCATTTTTTTACTCCAATAAAAAACCGCACAATGATTGCTCAAAGTGCGGTTAGTTTTAGTTAAGTCAAACTAGATTACGATTTGACCGTTCTCTTGTTTTGAGTACTTAGCGATAGCTGAGTACATTGGGTTTAAGATTTTGTTAAATGTTGTCATGTTTACTCCTAATTGTAATTTAATGGCATGCCATCGAGATCAACTGTTAATATGAATGATGATGGCGGTGTGATTATCTGATCCCATGAGAACCACCATCCATCAATCCCAGATAGACAAACCCAAGAGTATTGGATCGTATTTTTATCTTTAAAAAAGAAGCCCTCTCCAAGCTCATAGTTATTAAATGTATTATGCCCTCCAGCAGGTGGGAGATATTGCCCTGGCAATCCTCCCATCATGCACCTCCTCACAAACGGCATTAATATCCCGACTTTATTTGATAGATTTGAAAACTTTGATATATCAATTTTTAAGTCATTACTTATAGATGGTCCCGCTCTCCCTAACTGATGCATCCCGAGCAATTTAAGCCTATACCAGTCAGAATGGTATATGATTTCGCCTTTTTCATTCCATAAGGTTAAACCGTATTTTGCTGTTTCTGGCTGCCAATCATCAAATATATAATATTCAATGCCTTCATTTACATGCAGATTCCACCAAACGTAGATCTGAAATCCAAAAGTATTTCTGTACTCACTATTAATATAGTCTTTGTTTGTCATATTCCTGCTAACTGGAACATACGTAACTTTACTGTTGTAATCATGCCCTCTTGGGTGGATGACTATTATTGGCGAGTTAAATCCGACACACGGAATATAGCAGTCTTTAGTCATGCCATTGATTTCGAAGTCTTTATCGTATAAAACCCCTGACTTGCGTAAATGATAGTTTTTGTATGTATCATCAATGATATTGATAGCATCTTCTGAAGATATTTTAAGCATCTGGGCAAATTCCTACATTTATATAACATCCACCAAAGATAGCAGTTCGCTTGGGCGCAACATCGGTAGAATCAAATCCGACTGGATTATCACCAAAAAGGTCAGAAACGCCATTTTTTTTGTCGTAATTGCGAGGGAATAATTCCCTGTCGTAAATGTAAAAGTCCCAACTGATTAGGTTGCCTGATATTTTCACATTTGGGTAAAAACATCCGTTAAGTTCTGCTGGAGAGATAAAATAAAATGGGATGTAGCCTTTAGGTATATTCAACAATTCATTCACAATAAATGACCCACTACCTGCTTTCTGGTAAGCATAGTCGTATGCTACGATAAGAGGGACGTGCAACTTTGCTATAATTCTCGCAAATTTACTCGTTACCTTATCCCTAATAATCCCATCTGCATTACATACTTCAAATCCGTAATTTGCCATTATAATCTCCCCATTTTCACCCTAACATTACCACGATCATCATAAACAATAATCTGGTCATTATTCATAACCAAACCTCTATTTTGAGAGCTTGCTCGAACTAAAAAATTACCAGTTCGTCCAACTCTCAAAATACCGTCATTGCCGCTTATATCAATTTCACCACCAGTTATTCGTGGTGCCCTAATTTCTTGGTTAGCCATAATATGGTTGCCACGGATTGTGTCTGCAATAATACTGCCACCGTGCACTTCCGTTAAACCAGCATTATTCCATGGACTTGGTTCTGTTGTGTATTCGGTGCACTCTTCAAGCATAGGTCGCGCAACCCGTAGATGCTTATTCGATTCGTTGCTGTTTGATATAACCCAGAATATTGGAGTAATTCGTTCTACATCACTAGGTGCTTTAAATTTTACAAATGCACGTTTTGTGTACCCGGAAAGACCACCACTGAAAGAATAACCGATAATATCTTCAGAACTAAAATCCTTATACCCTCCTTCTTTAAGATGACATCTTGCAGTTAATTTTGCTTTTGACCTATGTGCGCCAATATATGCAGAAAGAATATACCATTTATTTCCTAATACTGGCGCAGATTGCATTGCCACCGTGCCAGATGCCGATGAATCGCCGTCAATATTAAAAATAAGCTGATTTTCTCCAGGTAAATAGTACGTTAATCCCCAAGCGTCATTAGCTTGCTTTGAATCCGCTCTAAGATTTCTCGCCGTTGAACTTCCCCACCAGCTACATCCGTGAGGCAATCCATCATTTTTCACATTTGCAAATATTGGATTATACAAGAGATTTCCGCCACTACCCGCTGACAACTTATCTCTCGTCACCGACCCTGCTACAAACAAATCGCCACGAATACCGACTTGCCCATTTGCAACAGAAAACACTGGTTTTACATTACCGTCATTCGCATTTGCCACAATCCCGAATTTATCAGCCATAACAATAACCGAGCTTTCGTCTTGATTTGCACCAAGTGCAATACCGGCAACAGCAGTCCGTCCACCAGCAATAGCTTGTGTTTTAATTGTGTGCATCGAGCTAACTTTGCCATTAAGTCCTGCTACAGCACTACTCACCTGTGATACTGTTGATTCTGCTTTGCCAACTTTAGCGGTTAATGCGTTAATTTGTTGTGCATTCGCTTTATCACTTTGCGCTTGAGCTTGTCTTACTGCGGTAATGCCTGATAAAGCTGATTCTGCCTTAGCTGTCACAGTTTTAATTGTTTCAGCTTGTGCTTGGTCTGTTTTTTCAAGATTTTTAATTGCAGTTCCTGATGATTGAGCTTGTGCAGCTATTTGAGCCAATGCCCCCGCAACAGCAGTTTGTCTTGTTTTAGCTTCTTCGCCAACAGCATTATTAATATCTGCTTTAATGGAATTGATAAGCTCTTGACCAAGTTGGGATTTAGTAATTTTCCCTTCTAACGCATTTAACAAATTATCAGGATTATGGTCTGCTTCACCAAATACAGCCGCGGTAAACTCCCCTTTGTTGTCGTTTTTATCGCCGCAACGCAACCAAAAATAGTATTCCGCGCTCAATGGCACTCCACTCATAACATAGTTATTTTGTGGATATGGCAAGGTTGCCACTTTAACCGCTTTGCTAATATCATTAGTTGCACCGCGCCAAACCTCGGTGTAGTTACCGACTGTGGCCGTCTTAGGTAAATCCCAATCAAGCTCAATTGCAAACAATAGCGACTTAGTCACAAATCGAGGGATATTGAGATTAATCTCAAACGTGCGCGTTACCGGATCGGACAGTTGCCCTAAACCGTTTTTGCCTCGTATCTCTACCGTATAGCTTCCGCTCGGTAGGTTATCAAAACTAATTTCCGGGCTGTCTAAGTCTAAGTGAGTGCTGTACAAATTACCGTTGCGGTATAACTTAATGTCATACTTAACGGCTCCTTGATTTGTTGGCGTGGTCCACGTTAATTTAACCCCGCCATCACCAAAGCTAATATCTGCGTTAGCGGGCTTATTAACCCCTGCGCCATGAGCTGTAGTAACGGACGGCATAAAGCTGGCACTACCATCGACAATAGCCTCTTTTTGCGGCTCATGCTGTAATGCGGTAATGGTATAGCTTCCGTTGTCATTTTCGGTGATGCCGAGAGCGCGGTAGAGTTGCGTTGATACTACGCCTGATTTAAGTACCCAGTTATCAAAAATACTCAATCCCTGCGGTGCGCTATCAAGCTCAATGATTGCCGGATTAGATTTGTCCACCGCCTTAATTTTGATTTTTGTCAAACCATCCGCAGTGATGTAGTTTAGATAGCTCTCTCCCTTAATCTCTACAGGCTGATCTAGCGTTACCTTTTTACCGTTAATAGCAAGAACTCGACCGCCTAAAACTTTGCCAGCATAGTTGTTATCTGCGACCTCGATAATATCACCGGGTAGGTGCATTAATCCTTGTCGGCCAACCGCAAAGGTAATCGTGCATTGCTCAAGGCGTGATGTCTCCAGCACCCATTTACCGTATCTATGAGCCTGACCGCGTGAGGTGCATCCATAAGCTGTCATCTTTTTGACGTTGTAACCGTAACGGGCAATCATGCCATCATCGGCAACGTACTCAATCGCTTTTTGGTATAGGTTGCGCTCATCCGCATACTCAACCTCAACCGCGGTAAAAATAGCCTTACCTGCGGTGTATTGTCGGCTAAACTTGCCGTCAACTACGTTTGATTGAGTGTATAAGCACACTGGATCGGTTGGTCTGTCTTGGATTGCGGTAAATTGTGTACCATCCCAAACTGCAATAGCTCTAAATACGGACGCCATATCAGAGATGACGTTATAAGCGTCTCTTTGCTCAGTAATCCATAAGTTAGATACCATGCGCGGCTCTTTGCCACCGTAGCCGTCATCTACAAGCTCATCACAATATTTGGCGATCTCATACAGCATAAATTTATCAATACCAAAATCACCAATGCGCTCACCCAAGCCGGCTAACTTATCCGTGATAATGTCGTAAAAAATCCACGCTGGGTTATTAGTCCAACCCATTTTAAAATCACCGCGCCACAATCCTGGTGCGTACGTGCGAGCTTCCGGATCGTAGGTTGTTGGGATTTTGATAATTCGCCCATACAGCAAAAAGTTGATGTTCGGGAAATTTGGGTTGTATCGGCTATCGGTCTTAATGCCGACAATAGCCATATTTGGATAGCTTAATTTTGTGTCGATAATCTCTGTGTAACTTACCCAGTGTGTGCCATTTTGTAAGCGTTGAGATTTGCTATCCTCAGTTATACGTTTGACCGTAACCGTAAATGGTCTTGGTGGCAAATCATCTATGATGTAACTACGGTAAAATCTGGATGACGATTTACCCTCGATCTGATACGTTCCGCGCGGTGTGTTGTTAACCAAAATTTGGAAGTCAACAGACGTGCCGTTTGTGTCGCCCTGATCGTTTTGTGAGATTAACGCATTTACACCTATTGTCAGGCGTAAGCGCGTCACATCAGGATCTATTACCGATCTCGTAATAGGATGTTGCTGTTTTACCTCTGCTCCGACCGATACCTCACGCTCAGACGCCTCAAACCCCTCTAGTGGCTTTTGGTCTTGATAGCCTAAATTGTATTGGATCTCTGTGTTTTTAAAGTTAAAACTACCGGCATCATTATCATCTACACCATTAGCGTTTTGGATCGGCGTATTGTCAAAATATGTGTCTTTCCATTTGTTCATCGGCCCTTTAATTGGGCCAAGAGAAATTAAGCCAATTGCGCGTAGCTTTTGCGCCGAGCGTAAAGAGTCTGGCGCCTCGTGCGGAGTATGTCCGCCACCACCTTTTGAACTACCACCCATCTTTAATCCTTAAAAATAAAAAACCACGCATAAAGCGTGGTCTAAATGAAACCTGTTTTTTTACTTTGTCGGCATATCATCAAACGTCTCAACCCCTTGTGATATAAGTACAAGGCTTGTTAACATTTTGCCGTACAGCAAAGGGATTGGCCGCCCCTGCGGGGTTAAATTTTTGATATTGCTAAACGAGGTGCTCTGTTTTTTTTCGCCCTCTTTGCTGTAATCACTCATGCTCGGAGGTTTGGTTAACAATCCAACAACCCCAGATAATGTAAGTGATGCCCCCATCGCCCCCATCATGGTAGCAGCCATACCCCATGCAGGCGGCGCGTACCACGCAATTACCATTAGTACAACTCCGGCAACGATTTGTAATACATTGCCACCCTTACCTGCCCCGGCAACTACAGGTGTTAAATGCACTGTACAGCCATCTTTAAGGTCAATGATTGGGGTTGTCTTGAGTTGCTCCTCGGATAGATACTTACTGCCGACACGGATTTTGTAATAACCTTTGCGGATGTGCTGTCTAAGTCCTTTAATTTGCGTAAATAGGCCACTCATAAGCTCTTTAAAGTTGCTAACATCAAGCTCTATCGGGCTGTCTGCAAATCGTTTAAGATCGCCGTAAAATTTAACTTGTACCAATCTTTAAATCTCCATATTGAGTGAGTGTGTTTGAGCCAAAATCCGTTATACGGTACGCGCGCAGATAATCTATCCTCGCTGTGGTGTATCATCATTTGATTGCCCAAATAAACCCCTGCATGATTAGCCACATCAGCGCCGACCTGGATTAGGATAATGTCGCCAAGCTGTACATCATCCTCTTGCATCAACTTGTAAAATCCGCATCGTTGCAATCCCTCCTCGTACAAATTAGAGGATTTAAACCAGTCAAACGGATACTCTGACTTATCATCTAAATCAATACCGGACAACATATAGCTGTCTAATACGATATTGCGGCAATCTTGTTTGTTGTTTTCAAACTGTCGCCCGATCAGAGGTTGGATGTTGCGAAAACACTTAATATCGCCATCAACCACAAGCCAAAAATCCAAATCTAACCGCGCTTGGCACTCTCTGTCTGCCGTGGATAAATAAGGCAATCCGCGCTCATCATCAAAACTAGGGTGTGAGTGCACTAACGCAATAATTTTGCCTATTTCCTCGGCATCGATAAATTCTTCTGGTGCAATCTCGAAATAATTGATTGGGTCTGGCGATACATTAATGCACGGGATATAGCTATTCTGCTGACCGTCAAAAACAACAAAACCGCATGATTCCTGCGGCTTGCATTGTTCGGCGTACGCCAATATCTCTTGTTTTAACTTGTCATCAATCATATTAATTGCCGTATTGTGTCGTACTCGGAAATCCACCAAAAGGCAAAATCGCATTGTCACCAAAGCGCAATTTACAACCTCTTATGCAGTGTGAGCACTTATCCTTTTTAAGGTCATTTGTCGGCTTATCAAACTCATCTGCCACCGCGCCACCAGTGTAACCACATTGCGCGGAGCGATACTGCCAAATACAAGTATCAGAGGTAA